CGTCTGATTCCCATTCAGCGTTGCAACCGTGCTATCAATGGCTATTGTGACGTTGCCGGTGGCACCAGACACTGTGATGCCGGTTCCTGCGACATTTGACAGCACGCCAGAATTTGCAATTGAAATCGCGCCAGAGCCGTTGACGATAGAAATACCAGTGCCAGCAAACAAGGTGTTAAGGGAATACCCTGTACCGTTGCCGATCAACAGTTGACCGTTGCCAGGAGTAGTCCCTAAGCCCGTGCCGCCATTTCCTACTGCCACAATGCCAACGCCACTGCCCGTAAACGAGTAAAGATTGTTAAACCACAAAAACCATTGAGGCGAAACCATGTTCGTCTGCGGGTCCAAGAATGGAACGCGAGGCGCGGGGATTTGTGTAGCAAGCGCGGCCATTATGCGTTCGTCGGTGAAATAAACAGTTCAGCGCCCATGATGGCGATCTTCACGGGATCGGTCCCAGACACCTCGTAAACACGGTCACGAATCTTCTCGGTCATGCCCAGCCGACGCCAGATTGTGCGGTAACCGTACTGGCCGATAGCGCCCATCTCACGCCAATGCTCATTGGACCATGTGTGACCGCCATCGTCTGACCAGCGCAGCATGGCCTCTGGCGTAGAACCTTGGCCGGTATTCAAGCCAACGCCAGTTTCGCAGTCAAGTTGCAGGCTGTGCTGCGCGGTACGCTTAAGGTTGTTCCGGCCGGTGGGCAATGCACGCCATGAGCGCAACCATTTTTGTACGCCGCCATTGTCAGCGTACACATCCAGATCAAACGTGTAGATGTTGCCGTTCTCAAAGTCGCCAACAACAATGTTGCCGCCAAAGTTGCATTGGCAGTTGCTGCGATGGCGGGTGAATTCACCATTGTCAAACCCTGCGCGTTCGTGCCAGGCTTGGGTTGACACATCGTAAACCCATGTAGCGTTGGCGCTTGGAAACGTCAGAACGTAGAAGGCATGGCCTTCTTGCTGATACGTGTAAGCCAGCGCATCGGCCAAATTGCCGTACTGGGCGATTGCGTACTCAATAGCATGGGTAGAAACCCTAAGCGCGGCGTAGCCGTTGGCCTTGTAGACGATACCCTGACCACGGGCGTCTGTACCAAGCCAGAACAGGGTGTTATCGAGCTTGGCGACAGAGAAGGCAGCTACACAGCCGACCTCATTAAAAGCGCCTGAAATCGGTGTTAATGGGAAGTTGGCAAGGCCAGCGTTATACCAGACTTCGGTTGAGTCCGTGCCAAACACCCAAAGCTGCCGGTGATCGCAATTGATTGCCACCACGCCATCTGGGGAACCGTCAGCACTAGAAAAGTACAGCGCGTTAAATACCAGCGGGTAGATGTAGTCACCATTTGCGGGGTTAACCGTATCTACAGACCACAGCCGCTGGCTGTCAGGCTCGTTAAAAATAAACTGATTGTCTAAATAGCCAACGGTTACCGCGCCAGGGAAGTTAGGGTCTGTAATCGCATCAAATTCATCGGTTGGCTCATAGTAGGTGTAACTTGGCCCATCACAAGCAAAAAACAGCACCGCGCCATTGTCAGCAATGGACACGGGGCCGGTGCCCGACACATCGCCAATTTTTACAGGTGTAGCTGTCAATCCCGTGAGCTTGTAGACTTCAGTGCCAGAGACAACGTAGAAATCCGTGCCGTTAGTCTGGTGTGCCCACAACCCCCGAATGGGGCCGGTGCCTACAGTTTGCAGAAAATTAAGACCTGGAGCGCGGTTCAAAAACCCAGCTTCTTTGCCGCCCTCGGGGACAATCTCTGGGAACAAGTTGACCATGCGGTTGTCCGCAGCATTGATGCTACGGGCAACGTAAGATGCGCCAAGAATCGGGGTTCGCATTAGTAATTCCCGGCGTATATATTGAATCGTTGGCGAGTAGCCACTAACGAATACGGCATTGACATGATGTCGTCTGGATTGTTGATGCGTTTCAGATTGCGTTTGCTAGTCATAGCGATGCGTCGTACTTGTGGACTTGGTTCGACGCCGAACTCTGGTGCAAATTCCATCGCCAAGTTGAAAGTAAACGCACGTAAATAGCCCGGTGGGAACAAGATGTCAGTCGCTAAAGTAGCAGGTTGACTTAATTCCTCAACACTGATAAAGTGCCATTCCAAATCTCGTGTCGGTTTCGGGTATATGTACATATCAATATCGGGATATGTCATATTAATAAATAACACTTGTGGGTAAGTAGACGTAACCGTTTTTACAGCAATACCATCATATTGCTGTTGATTGATCATTTTTATGCCGAAACTAACGTTAGTACCCGCGTCACGATAATAAGTCGCACTATCCAGCAAAACGGGGCGGTTACCCACAAAATTACCTGTTGGGCCAAGAGTGCGACTAATAAAGCCAGCAGGCCAAGTAAACACTTGGTCTTGGGTACTAAAAATCGACAGACGCTCAGTATTCCATGATTCAATCATCTGGTTTAAGGCAACCAGAGCATCCTGCGAAGTAGCTGCCGATGGCGTCTCACCTTCGGCTAAGATGCCGAGCAATCGGAGTGCCCGATTTATCTGGTCCCCCGCCGTATATATTGCCATATCGGATTTCCTCGGTTATCTGCACTCGTGTTAAAAAGGGGGGTTTTTACGCCCCCCTCTTTTTACGCTTGTGCGACGTGAATCAGAGCAAAATTCAAAGTCAGCGCCTCAGACAAGCTGCCTGCGGATGCATTTGAAATTACCACGGTAAATGACCCAGCGGCCACAGCGGCCACTGAAAGCAAATACGTTCCCGCCGTAGTTGCGCCGCTTGCTAATGCCACTATTGGAACATCATAAGCACTAACCGCGCTATTTGTCACGACAAATGCAACTTCAGTAGCAGCTGCCAAAGCAGCGTTGTTAGTAACAATTTGACCAACAGATGCGTTGATGGTCACGCCAGTAGACTTGCTGGTAGCTTGGGTAACAGTTGAAGGCGCTGCAGTAGAACTTCCAGTGTTATACCCCAGTTGCCCACTTCCGGCTAAAGCATAGATTGTTGCTGAACCTTTAAGGTCTTGGTCTTCAAAAGCAACACCAATAGATTTTGTATTTGCCATGATTATTTCCTTTAAAAACAGGGGCCGAAGCCCCCGTTAGGTTTAGGCCACGCGGTACAGAGACCAGGCACCATCACCAGTCTTGACTGCGCGGTACATCTGAGCCGTACCAGCGGTGGTGACGGTCATCAAGCCTTGTGAGCCTGACGAGCCAATCGTCCAACCGGTGTTGGTGGTGATCGTAATCACGCCAGCGCCGGAACCGTTGGTATTGACCACCACAAAATCAAAGCTGCTGCCGACTTTTGCGCTAGACACAACTGCGTCTACATCAGCGGCCAAAGGCAGTGTGTAAGCTGCGGCGGTTGTGGTGGGAGTGCCCAAAATAATACCGTTCAGCAACTGAGTAGTTGTCAGCGTTGCCGACGTTGTTGCAGTTGCTGGGGCAGTTTGGGTATTGAGTTGAACTTCAGACAGATTGCCGTCACCGACTTGGTAACCGCCTGTGCCATTAGGGAGAGCCATGATAAATTCCTTTAAAAAATGTTATGAAACAACTTAGCCCCACATCCGGCAGGCCATTTGTGGACGGATAGTGCTAAAGCCATACAAAACGTCAATACGGCAAGGCATACGGTCATTGTTGATGTCGTACTGACGGACAACGCGCAAGCTGATACCGTTATGCACTGCGCGAGCAGCCATGTCAACACCTTGAGGCAACAACAGGTCAGCCGTGGCAAACGTGATGGCGTCCTTGTGGTAGACCAAGTTCTGTGCGTAAGCAGTAGAAGCGGTGCCCACAAAAGTCACAACAGCGCTAGATACTGGCAAAGCGGTCATGGTAGCCAATGCGTGAGCAGCGGAGTACATGGGGGCCACAGTTACAGTCCAAGTGCCAGCCACAGCGGTTGCATCAGCCAAAGCCACAAACTGGAACAACGAACCAGTGGTTTCACGGGTTTGCGGGTTTACAGCAAAGCACGCTGCAATAGTAAACACATCACCGGCCTTGAGGGTAGTAGTTACAGAACCTTGAGACAAGGTTACAGTAGAAGAACCTTCAGAAGTCACTGTAGCGCCAACCGTGGTAGATGCCGTAGCGTCACGCGAACCGGTGGTGTGCTGCTTGATCGACTGAGACATATTGATCTCTTCATAGCCCAGTACGCCAGTGCCCATCATGCCGTTCTTGAACTGCTTGCTGATGGTGTCGGTGGGGTTGAACAAACCTTTCATGCCTTCAACCAAACCAGCGTTGGCGGCAGGATTGACGGTAGCGTAGCGAGGCGACATCACAGCAGCATTTTCGTTCAGCTTCTGCTGGGCTTGCAACAGCACCAAAGAAGTAGAAGGAGTCGTGCCAGGCGTGCCGACGGTGTTACCAATGGTCTTGTACGCATTGGCAACATCAGCATCAATGCTGGAGGCCAACTGGCTGATACGAGGCTTGAGAACACGCTCTGCAAAGTCATCCAATTGCATGGTCAGTTCAGCAGAGGTGAAGTTAACACCAATGTGTTTCTGGCTTGCAACAGACAGGGTGGTGAACTGCTCGTTGTCGTCCTGAACTTGCAGGGCGGCACCGTCAGTGACCAAAGCGCGGTCGGGCAGACGGATACGCAGTGTGGAGCCGATTTTGGCACCTTGTACAGCAAAGCTGTCGTCGTACTGGCGGTTCACATTGCGCGTGAGTACCAAGTTGTTTTCGAGAATCTCAAGCGCCTTGCGCGTGATCATGTCGATGGTTAGGATTGAGTTAGCCACAATAAAGTCCTTTATAAAAAATTAGCGGTTTTGTGCTTCCCACTTCTTACGTTGCCTTGCACGTTCAGCTTCAATCCACTGCGAATCCGTCATGGTCTTGGTAGACCGTGGGTCCGTAGTGTCAAAAGCTGGCCCTCCAGAGGAGCGTGCAGTGACTGGCGTAATCGGCGCTGGCGCAGACGTTGTTTTCTTCACAGGAGGATCAGCGGCCAATTTGGCCTCTATCTTCCCAATTTCTTTCGCTTGGCTGAGTGGCGGCAGACGGGCAATACGATCTGCATCTTTGGGGTTTGAACCAAGGTAGTAAGCTAACTCTGGTCCAATGTCCGAAGACTGGATTGTCTCAGCCATCACGGTTGTGATACTCAACTTGGGGTTGTACGCAACTTGTTCAAAGTCGGTGTATTTGTCCCGCGCTGCTTCTTCACGCTCCTGATAGCTTTCAAGAACTTGCGACTGCTGTTTAGCAGCCTCACGCCTGGCAATGATTTCTTCAGCCTTTTGCAAGACCATCGCGTCGGGGTTAGCCTCTGCGGAATAATCATCAACTGGCGCCCTCAACACCTGCGTTTCCGCTTGGCGTTGCGCTTGATCTCGTTCCCACTTCCGTTGCTCTCTTGCGAGGCGTTTACCAATTGCGGCGTCAAGTTCCTCTTGCGAGAATGTCTTGGGAGCCTCAACTTCCGGCGTTTCAACTACAGTTTCAGGTGCAGCCGTTGCTTCCTGTTCTGGCACGGGTGTAACCGCTAGGTTTTCGACTTCATCAGTCATTTGTCTGAATCCTTGGATTCCCTGGTGAGCGCACCAGTACGATTTTTGTGATTCTATCACGGGGAGGAATATCTGTCAATCCCTCCCCGATTATGTTCATATATTAAAAGTGCTATATGAAAGCGTCATGGCATTGCCATCTTAATTTGATCAACAGTTGACGCCGCATCAATTGCCGTTTGCATATTAGCATACTTGGCACGGATAGATGCACGAACAGCTTCAGCGGCTACCGCCTCAGACGGAATGGTGGCTTTTATATCCAGTGGCGCGAACTCAGCAGAGCGTGCAGCGCGACGTTTGTCGTGAGCAATAGCCTTGGCTTTATCAATGTTGATAGTAATCATTCTGCGTACTCCCATGCGTTGCGAAAAGTTCTATCACTAGGTACTTCATCATCATTGACAATTTTAAATGGCACACCGGCAGGAACATCTTTTTTGACGACTTCCTCAATAGAAAGTTCTCCTGTTGGGATGACAATCGCAACGCCAGTTTCTGTTTTGTAAATTATTTTCATATTAACTCCTTATCTAAAGACTGCTGCACATACTCTTAGCCAATCTAATTTAGTACTAGTATCCGATCCACAAATTAAACCAAATGATGAAGTTGCCAGGTTGAGTAAACCAGGACCTTGATAAGGATTAGTAGTTGTTGAATCTGTTGTACTGGTTCCAGCCGTAACAACTGAATAAAGGTTATCTGGCATCCCATTAGTAAAGTTAACCGAGTAATCACCAACACCAAAATCAGTAATACTTGATACATTCCCACTTGAATTAATAGCCACCGTACCAATGCCGTTAAAATTAATCCAAGCGCGGGCAGCATAAAGTGGTGCAGTTCCGGTTACCGTAACAAACGGTGCGGAATTAATATTTGGCGTAGTTAACGTTGGGCTAGTTAAAGTTTTATTTGTTAACGTCTGCGTGCCGGTTAGCGTTGCAACAGTGCTGTCAATAGAAAGTGTTCCGGTAGAAGTAATTGGCCCACCAGTAAGACCCGTTCCAGTGGCAACTGATGTTACTGAACCTGGGCCTAAAATTTGCCACGCGCTGTTGATGTAGCCTTCCATTGACGCCGTGGTGGTGTTGTAACGGATCATTCCGTTGACTCCACCAGGGCGCTGTCCGGTAGTGCCGCGATTCAGTGTGCTGGCGCTTGTAGCGGTTAAAGTCAAAGTGGTGAACGATGCAGTGCTTGGCGTCACGTTACCGATAGGCGGCGGTGAGCTAAAAGAGTTGTTGTCCAACGGGGGCAGGATGTTGTCAACGGTGTACAGAAGCACGTCACTGGCGTCTTTGACAATGAACTTGTAGCTGGCGCTGGTCAATAGCCAGATGTTGGCTTGCCCAAGAGAATTTAAGATGACGGGGTTGGTGTTGGCCGTGCCAGCAGAATAGTCGGTGTAAGTCGCAATCGGCGTAGATGTCCCCGCAGCGTAGGTGTAGATTTTTCCTCCAACCAGCGGAGTGCCGTCAGAGTTAAAAATTTGCTGCTTAGGTGTAGGTGTTAATACGGCCATATCATTTGTCCTGTTTGTTGTCAAAGAATTGCCAGCCAGCACCGGCAAGCGGGGAAAGATTGACGGCCATAATTTAACCTTACAGGTAGTAGCTGACGTTCAGAATTGCACCGCCAACCTGCTCAATGAACTTGATGTTGGTCAGGTCGCCATCGTATTGCAACGGGATGCCAACGGCCAAAGGCATACCAACAGACGCCGTGGGCGCTGTCAAGTCATCGCGCCAGCGTACTGCTTGGCCTTCAGCAATAATCAAGGCAAACACCGGTTTGGCGTTTTGACCGTTTGGAGTTCTTTGAGGAACCGTCAAATTAGCTGCGCTAGACAGGCTGGTGATTTGCTGGTAACCCATGCAGGTCGTCACAGCTTTCAAATTCATGGTCATGATTAAAATCTCCGAGGTTGAGTGAATGAGCGCAGACGCATTGTAATTTCATTGCTGTCAGCAGG